AAACCAGAAGTATTAAAACAATTACAAGATCCAGGTTATTATCTTACAGATTATCCACACGCTATTAAAACATTAAGAGCTATGGGTTATGATGATGTTGTTAGATTTGCACAAGGACATAAACTAAATATATCTATGCCAGAAGATGTTGGTTATGATAGATTTTATCAAAACATAAGAGATGTAGATACTTTTTTTAAAAGACATTTTGGTATAAATGATAAAGGAAACATAGAAAGAACATTTAAGTTTTTTGATAGAATTACTTGGGATAGAATATTTACTTCTGCTAAATTACATACGTTTCTTACATCATTAAATAAAGGTAAAAATGCAATACAGCCTGGCGACACACAAGAACAGTTATATAAAAAAGCTAGGAGAGCTGCACAATTTACTAATGATGCATATGGTGGACAAAACTGGGCACAAATAACACAAAGAATAGAAAATAGATTTATTAAAAATTTAGCACAAACTACGTTAACTCCAGGATCTAGAGGTTATTTACAATTATTATTATTTGCTCCAGACTGGACAATATCTAACATAAGAATTATAGCTAAGTCATTACCAGGATTTGAAAGTGATCCTATGGCTAGAAGGTTATATCAATACTATTTTGCTAGAGCTGCACTTACATATGCAGTAGCAGGATCTGCACTAAACTATATGTTCTCAGGACATAGTATATTAGAAAACACAGATCCAACAAGAATTGACTTAGGGAATGGTGAAGTATTAACCTTCTCTAAACAATTAATGGAACCTTTTCATTGGATTACAGCACCTCAATCTACAGGTCTTAAAAAAATTGGTTCTCTACCTAGAACAGTTATAGAAGTATTAACTAACAAACAATACTTAACTACTAAGTGGAGTCCTAATATGACTAAGAAAGATGATGAAGCTATTGAAAAGGGTTTAAAAATCGGTGGTCATGTAGGTATGAGATTTTTACCTATTTGGCTGCAACAAGCAACAAAATCAATTAAGGAAGGATTGCTACAACAAGGTCTATCTTTAGACTTAGCATCCGATACAGCAGTTGATTTTGTACTAGGGCAATTAGGTCACCCTAGATACCAAGGGCCTAGATATACACAATACAAAACGAAAGGGTTAGTAAGGTCTCCTTACGAAACATTATTCTAATGAGTAGACATACAGAAAACAAAGAGGAAATTCTAAAAGTACATAATAGAATAGATCTTATTGATCAAAAACTAGATACTTTAGAAAACAATCATTTAGCTCATATGCAAAAAGATATAGATAGAATTATATATATTATATCAGCTATTGGGTTAGGTTTATTAGGACAATTTTTATATTTATTAACTAAAAATATTTAATGAAATTTGCTTTATTAATGATCATGTGCTCCTACGTTGCAGGAGAATGTATAGATCCTGTACCTATGAATACATATTATGATGATATGTATAGTTGTATGAATGCAGGTTATCAGCATTCATTAGACAAAAGCATTGATCTTGGTAAAGAACAAGTAAATGAATATAAAATATATATAAAGTTTATATGTGTTCAAGAAACAGTTATAGTACCACCAAGGTAAACCAACATAAAGTTGTACCTTACTTGGTAGACATATTCGCCAAATACTTGTAAAAGATATAATATGCTTCGCAAATCAATACTTGTTATTAGTGATCAACACGCACCATATCATCATATAGATACACTTGACTTTTTTAAGTGCAATCAAAGAAAAATATAAGCCTGACTGTGTAGTAAACATAGGTGATGAAATGGATTGGCACAGTATATCATTNCATGATTCACATCCTGGTTTATATTCACCAAGTCATGAGCTNGTAGTTGCTAAAAGATTTTTTAAAGATNTAGAAAGNCTTTTTCCAAAGCAATACATAATGGATTCTAACCATGGTAGTTTAGTTTTTAGAAAAGCTACCAGACATGGAATGCCTCATGAAATCTTCAAGTCTTATAATCATATGCTTGGAGTTGGTAAAGGTTGGTCATGGCATGAAGATTTGGTTATTAAAGCATCTAATGGTCAAAAAATTTACTTCTGTCATGGTAAATATAAAGATGTACTAAAAGTTGCTCAACAATATGGTATGTGCACAGTTCAAGGGCATTATCATACATCGTTCAAAATAGATTATTGGAGTAATCCAAATGAACTACTTTGGGGGATGCAAGTTGGGTGTTTAATTAACATGAAAAGTTTAGCTTTTGAATATAATAAATTACAAAAGTCTAGACCAGTAATAGGAACAGGAGTTATCATTGATGGATTACCAATATTAATCCCAATGGTTTTAGATAAAAATGGCAGATGGAACAGAAAAATTACCTAGAGGTATAAGAAATAAGAACCCAGGCAATATCAAACTTGGTACTGATTGGGATGGACTGGCAGATGAACAATCTGATCCAGTTTTTTGTGTTTTTAAAGAAGCTGTATGGGGTATCAGAGCATTAGTTAAGATACTTTTAACATATAGATTTCATCATAAAAGATTCACAGTAGAGAGCATCATTGAAAGATGGGCTCCACCAAGTGAAAACGATACAGATGCTTACATTGTATTTGTATGTAGAAGGCTTGATGTAAATCCTACTGACGAACTAAACAATACTATTGAAGATTATTTACCATTAGTAAAAGCTATTATACAAATGGAAAATGGTATGCAGCCATACGATGATGAGCTGCTAGTAGAAGGAATGTACAAAGCATGGGAAGGTTTACCGACAAATTCTACAGCATCATAGAAGGTATAGCTGTTAAAATTAAAGTTTGGGCTTGGCATAGACGTGTCAACAGGCTTTGGATAAAACGTAATAAGAAAGGTATTAAATAATGTGGTTGAATTTATTATCTATGGGTGTAAAGACTGCTAGTCATATATACCAAAACAAACAAAAAACTAAACAATTAATGTCAGATGCTCAAATGAGACATGCTGAGAAAATGAGTACAGGTCAAATTGAATATAAAGCGAAAGTTATTGAGAGTAATGATAAGGGTTGGAAAGATGAGTTCGTATTGGTTCTTGTTTCCCTTCCTATTCTTGTACTGGTCTACTCTATTTTCACTGACGATCCTGAGATTCGTAATAGATTAGATATGTTTTTTGAATATTTCAAACAACTTCCCTATTGGTATCAGGCAATATTTATAGGAATAGTTAGTGCCATTTATGGTCTTAAAGGTGCTGATATAATGCGTAAACCTAAATAGTTATGGACAGAGCAGACTACCAAGATATTATTAACGAGTACAAAGAACAGGTTCGTGTTCTTAAAGCACAGATTTCAGAATTAGAAGATGCATGTAAATCAAAAGATGCAGCACTAAAAAGATCTTTACAAAAACTTGAGCATACAACTCAAGACTTAGATAAAGCTAACGATGAAATCAATGCCAAACAAGAATCAAAATAAAGTAGGAAACTGCAAGTGGTGCACTAAAGACATATACTCTAGTGAACCATATATGATTGTAAAACAAGAATATTCTTGTGTTAAATGTTTTAAAAATTCAGGGCATATGTTACCTTTTTGGGGAAAGAATAATAATTTTAATAAAAAAAATAAATGAAGATTAGCGAAAATACAAATATTGGATTACCACTAAGAAATTTAATAGGTTTAATTGGTGCAATTGTAATAGGTGCATGGTTTGCTTTTGGTGTTATTGAAAGACTTAATAAACTAGAAACTGCAGACACTCTATTTCAAGCTGATCTTTTAAAAAAAGCCGAGCAAGAACCTAAGAACTTAGAAATGTATATGTTAATAGAACATCTTGCTGGACAAATAGAATCTATAGAAAAAGAAATTGAGGCATCTAGATATAACAAAGTTAATATAGATCACCTTAAAGAACAAATATTATCTCTACAAAAAATGGTAGATAAATTAAGAAATGGTACACACTAATGATAGAAACTGTTATAGCTTTATTAATGATAGTAGATCATGAGATTAAAGAACATAGAATACAACCTAATATGTCTGAATGTCTAAAGGGTAAACGTATAGCCAATAGAGATGTTTCTGATAATATAGAATATAGATGTATAATATCTAAAGCAGAAACTGAAATTTATATGGGTGAAAAGTCTATTAAAAAACTTATTTTAGACAAATGAAAAAACCTAACAAGAAAAAAAATCCTGTTGCTAAACAGTTAAGACATTACAAACAACAAATAGTTAAAAAGAAAACTTTATATGATAGAAGAAAAGAGCAACAAATGTTGCACCATAGTCAAGCACTATAATCTCTTTCTATAATCATTTCTAAATAATGGATAGCTTTTTCTATATCCTTACGCTTACCTTTCTTCTGGTGTCTACATATATATTTAATAGCATTGCCTTCAGCGTATTGTAATTTATTTTCATTTATAAAATGTGCAGGTTGAATACGCATGGATTTATAGTGATCACCATCTACCTGTTTATTTAATGTATCGTATGTCATATCTTTGAATATATCCTTATGTGTCATTAAAAACTTAATCTAAATTTATCTTTATGTTTATATTGTTTTCTTGGTTTGTTCAACACTCTATGTTGACTTTCTTTTAAAGTATATAAATCTAACTTCATAGCAGCAGTAAATTTTTTACAAGCCATATCAGGATCTATTTCTGCATAATGACAAATAGTTCTAAAGTCTACTGAATTACCTATAAGCCAATCTATAGCATTACGTTTATCTATAAGATAATATTTATCTAAACCATTATACATAGCATCATGAATTGCTTGACTAAGTACTGCTCTAAA